CTGCCACCGCTGCACGGGGTAACTCCTCCTCAGGTTCCCGTGCTCAAACGTGTCGTCTGTGCCTTCGCACAGAGCGCGACACAAGAGAGGCCATTTCTAATGGGTTGAGACTCATTCGGATCAGATTCGGTTTACCGAATTCTGAGTTACCGGATCTCGATCCATCAAGACTTGGAATGTACCTCTCGTATCTCCTTTTAAGCGGCAAGGAGAGAGCATCTGTTAGGTTTCCTCGACGGCAGCGTCAGGATACCGACGGTCTTTGCCGTCTTGAAAGGCTGTGGAGGCGAGAGAGATGGGAATTTGCTCATTCCGTCTCATCTCTTAAGCGAAACCTGCCGTCGGGTTGTCGCCTTCACAGCGCGTCCGTGCGTTCGGCTTGGGAAGCCAACGCATTCTCCACCCCCCCTCCCCCTTCTCCAGACTACCTTCGTTTTGTACGTAAGGAAGTCTCTAAACTTTTCCGATACGGTTGGGATGACCGGTATGACGATTTTGTCTGGCGTCATGTCCCCAACCCTACTGCCAGGAAGACTGCTCGTAGAGCAGACGAGTACTGGAAGGGTAAAGGAAAAGAATTCCGTAGGCAGTGCTTGCATGGTTCTCGTGGTCTTCCGAGACCCATGCTAGCCCGGTATAAGGAGGTCCTGTCGGCCGGGAAAGTAAGACCGCTTCTCATTTATGAGGAGCGTTCCGAAGTCTTAGCGCCTCTTCACAAAACCATTTTCGGTCACTTGATGAAGACTGACTGGCTCCTTGTCGGACCACCTACGGAGGAGAAGATATCATCTGCCTGTGTTGGAAGTCACCAGACCTCTGTAGATCTGGTGAACGCCACAGACAACCTGTCCCTTGTTGTGACAGAGGCGATACTGGGGACTTTACTTAGAAAGTCCACTCGTATCCCTGGCTCTGTTAGGCTTGTCGCCTTTGAGTCACTTCGGCCTTTTGTTGATGGGCCGAATGGGATGCAGGAAGTTTCGCACGGGCAGATGATGGGGAGCTACCTCTCTTTTCCCCTATTGTGCATTCACTCGTATCTCGCGGCGCTTTGGGCGCTTGGCGAGAGAGAAGGCACAATCCTCGTAAACGGCGATGATACTCTTATATCTTCGTCGTCTTATGTCGAAGCTTCGCAATACCCGTCGGGGTATCAACTTAACGATGCGAAGACTATTCGATCAAAGACGTGTGCAGAGATCAACTCGACAGCGTTTTTGAGGGACGGTAGGGGTAAGTGGCGTGTCGTGCGCTCACTTAGGAGAGGTAGTTTTCTATCCGATTATCGTGGGATGCTGCACGCAGCTTCGGCTTGTCGCCACGACGTTGTATGGACCGATGCCTTTATTCGGTCCCGAATCGGAAAGAAATGGGGGTTCCTCCCTTCCCAGTTGGGTTTACATCCCAGGTCTTACCCTGCCTTTTGCAGGGAACGATCAATGGAGAACAGGTACTTCACCTGTCTGCCGGAGGCTCCCAAAGAGCCTTCTCCATTACTTCGTGGACTCCGCAGAGTCCTCGATCCTGACGAAAACCTAGCCATGGTCTTGCACCAGTGGTCCTACGGTCGGGAGGGAGGGAGGAAGAGAGACGAATTTAACCCTTCTGTTGGTTTTGTTCGTCGGACTTACGGGTACCGTAACATCAAGTTATGGTCCAAGCGTACTTTCTTGGGTACGTTAGCCGGTTTGAAGTACCGGACCCGTGAAGAGAATAAGATGTGTTTTCTGCCTGCAGATTACACATCGATGCGAGAGGACGAAGTTCTCAGAGATCACCGCCGTTGGACGTGTCTCGTTGAGGATGAGAACTTCAAGTAGAAGGCCTCTTGGCCAGGGATAGCGCACAGCGCTGTCGCGGGGGACATAGGAGAAGTCATGCTGTTAGTGGCCAGCAGAGCCGTGAAAGAACCGAGTGTCGCACTGTTGTTACGGTGCGCCTGACCCCACCTGTTATAGGTTGGGCTGCCCTGGCAAGGCTCTCTTGAAAAAACGAGAGTTCGCCAGCCTACAGTCCGCAAGCGGTGATTCAGGATGCCCATCCGGGTGATTAAGTCGGCCGAAGGCCTGCCGTCGCAAGACGGTGAGGGTTGGGAGGGAATGGTCAAAGACCAAGGCCCCAGTTGAGGATCGTAACAGTAGTGCTGCGACCGGATACCCACACTATCAGTAGAGGCCCTATGTTCAGGGTCCCTGGTTGCGAAGGCTGCCTAGAACTTGAGAAGTTCCAGCCTTT